TCATCAAACGCACGAACATTATCTACAGCAACATAGCTACAGTTAAACCCTGCTACGTTATCCTTTTCTAATGCTGTACCTGCAGACATCAATGCTCTCATACTCGGCATAATGTTTAGATACAACACAGCTTTCTCTAAGTATTTTCTAGTCTCATCAAACTGTGACTTACTTAAGTTGTGGTTTTCTTTTAAATGTTTTTCAAAGAAATCAAAGTATCGAGATACTGTTTCGTTCCAAGTTTCTCTACGTTGATTGTCTTCGTTCCATCTAGCGTACCTGCTTAGATGTATAAACTGCTGATAGTTAGTAGGTAGTCCTACATTATTTTGTTCTGTACTCATATTAAAAATGTCTCTGCGAATTGTGTTGTTAATAATAAAAATATTGTAGAAGATAACAGTAAGAATATGATTGGCATCAACGCATCCCATAACTGTACTTCTACTTCTAATGTTCCATCTGTTCCGTTGTTTGCGATTTGTAATATAAGATAAGTAAAGCATATTAAACTTTGTGTTAAAGCTAATCCTGCCATTATAATTGCTGCTCTAATATCTGCAGTCCATATAAAATATGAACCTATTACCATTCCGAAAAACGGAATCATATATAATAATCTACTTAGCATTGTAAAACTCCTGTCCTGTTTTTGCTAATGTAATGAATAATTGTTCTTCATACCATTCTGCTTTTTTTAAATCTTCTAATCCGTTTTTATATCTAAATCTCCATCTATATTTATGAGAGTTTCCTCTACAATATCCTATCCATTCTTCTGTACTTAACATAGCTTTGATTGAATCAATACATTCAATATCTCCCTGATTGTAATGTTTAGGACTGTTAACTGCATCTGCCATTATTTTAACTCCTTTCTAATATCATTAATATATGCACAAGCTACTTCACAATCTTTCCAACTAGGGTTTCCTTCATTTGGATCAAAAGAAATAGTTTCTGGTTCAAAGTTATTGTCACAATAAATACATAGTAACTCTGTTATATATTCAAGTTTGTCTGTAGGAGTTGGATTTCTTTTAATATATTCACTTGGTCTATAGTTCATTTATTTTAACTCCTCTGGTAAAGTTTCTTCTGAGTACCATGTAAAACCATTAGACTCAGCCCATTCAGCGTGTGTTCTTTTTGTTCCATCTTTTCTTTTCTTTGCGGCAGGCATAGGTGCGTAAGGTTTTTGAAAGACGAACACAAGTTCCATTGTTTTCGGTAAAGACTTTCTAATCCAAACATACTTACTATACTCAGCATGATCCCAGAACCTACCTTTAGCTTCGATAATAATTTTATCTTTTGTAAAGTCTGGTTCATATTTCTTTTCAATAATGTAATCAATCATTTTACCATGATGATTCCAATTACTTAATATACCTTTATGTAAATCATACTCCCACTTACTATCATAACCTTTAGGTAATCCTTTTTCTTTTGGTCGTATCTTTCTAGGTTTTCTTCTAGCCATTCAAATCTTCCAAAGTAAAATCAGGATTACGTTTTAACTTTTTATATATCCATCTTAACGAATAAGCACTAAGCATTATCTTTCTGTTAGCATAGAAGTGTGTTTGATCTGATAGAAAGTTTTGTAAAGTTTTTCTATTTATCTTAGAAGTATCTTCTCCTTCTGGAACAACAGATCGTAACCAATCTATGAGTAGATCTTTACCACGACTTCTTAATGCTTTTGCTTTTCTTCCGTTCATCTAGTTACTTCCAAAACTTTAGGTGTCTTTACAACCTGAGTTAAATAATTAAATCCTTTTGCATACTTAAATACTCTTAGTCCTTTACCTTCGTTAGAATCTTTGTGACATTCAAACTTATGTCTACAATAAACACAACCTCTAGGAAGTTTCATATTTCCTGATGCTCCATCTGGTATAGGATTATAACATAAATCAGGCGGTGTGTCTACCTTTATTAACTTTTTAACTGATTTTATTTTCTTTTTTATGTCTGGTTTATCGAAAGAATCAGGTCTATATAATGCTATTTCACCTGACTCTTTGTTCATTGCCAAGAAACCACCCTTGTTTGTACCCATAGAAGCTTCGTAAGCAGCCAACTGAGGGAGATAACCGAAAACATCGTCTTCGGCTAGGGTTTTATCTTTAAACTTCTTAAACGCGAAACCAGAAGCTGTCTTGATGTCTACTACTTCACCATCAATTATACAATCCATGTGTCCTTTTATACCTTGAAGAGATACTTCCTTCTGTTCTCCTGTAACTTTATGTTTAGCAAGTTTAATTAACATCAGTAACACTTCTTCAAGTAGGTGTCCATATAAAAACTTAATGAACACAGATGGTTTTATCTTTTCAGTTTCTTTGTTTTCAGACTTCATTTCAAACCATAGCTGTCGAGTAGGTTTACCTATGTTAGACATACGAAGTGTTGCTGTATCTCTAGGTCTAGGGTTAGCCCAATGATGTAAAACTTTTTTCATTGACTCGCCAAACTCATCTATAGTTTTATCGTCAAGGTCTAAAGGTTTACCATCTGATAGAGCAGATAGTTTATCGTATATATCTTCAACAAGTGTGTCTAGTTTTTTCATATTGCTTGTATGATTTGTTTAGCTTCTGATATAGAAACTTTAAACCATTCTCCATTGTTATCTTTGCAAATATTTTTTATTTTCTTATGTGCTTGTTGTTCAGCACTTCGTCTATCGTCAAAATATTTCTTAAACTTTAATGTATAATCTCTAAAAGGACTAGAGGTTTGATACTGTTTACACCTGTCCTCTGCATCAATAGCCATACCAACTTTAACCCAACCTTTCCAACAAGGATTAGTTATAACATATACATAACCTTCGTTAGATTTTTCATAGCCAGATAAAGATGAGAAAGCTGCACCTTCAAAAGTCTTATATCTTCCTGCTTTATAAAGAGGGTGTGTCTTTGGTACATACTTACCATTAACATACATTCTTTTTGGATTATTGTTTGGGTTGCTTCTATCATTATATGTTTTACTACAGTCTTTACAGTTATAATTTAACTGTTCCTGCCAAGATAAAGACCAGTTGTTTTTATTTAATTCTATGCCACATTTATTACAATTTTTATTAGTGTGTTTCACTCCAGTTCCCTCCTGTGTCATATTCACCGTCCAAAGGACAGCGTAGTTTAAATACTTCCCCTGCTTCTATAATAGAACTGACTCCAAGTTCTCCAATAGTTTTAGCGTGTTCTTTAGGTACTTCTAACTGCCATTCATCATGTATGTTAGCTACAAACTTATGCTCTAACCAATGCTTCCTTAACTTATTGTCAAAGATAACCAAAGCTTTCTTCATAACGATAGCTCCTGCACCCTGTAATAAAGTGTTCAAAGCAGCGTGTGCGTTGCGAATGAATAACTTTCTACCATCTATTCCTTTCAAGTGACCTTTTGCTGACGCTCTTGTAACTCTATCTCTAAGAGATTTAAATGATGGTTTATTATCAAAGAACAGTTGTCTAGCTCTAGAACCATCTCCTTTATTTCCTCCAACCACGCTTCCAAGTTTTTCATCTCCTGCTCCGTACATGAGGGCATAGATGAACGTCTTTGCCTGATCTCTTGATTCAAGTCTAGCAAGTTTTTGATTTGCTGTGTGTATATCTCCGTTGAGAATTTCATTTGTATAGTCCTCGTCATTCATATAGTGTGCTAACATTCTTATTTCTAAACCAGATGCGTCAATACCTAACAACACATTACCTTCATCTACTGTCCAACAAGCACGACATTCCTTACCATAAGGTTGTCTTACGCTCGGAATCTGCGCTGTGTTTGGACTTCGATGCGTCATTCTACCTGTGATAGCTCCGTTAGGTATAACAAACCCATGTATTCTATCATCATCTTCGACAGCTTTAACCCACGAATCAATCTGTGCTATGCGTTTCTGTAGTAAAAGAAACTCTGCAATCAGACTAGCTTCGTGTATGTGTGTAACTTGTGATAAAGTTTTCTCATCTACAATAGGTTGACCAGTAGGTGTAAATCTATCTGGCTTCCATCCAAAGTCAATCAAGTATTCTCCAATCTGTTTACGACTGCCGAGATTAAAGTCAACTAACTTCTTACGCATGAATGGTTCGTTGTTACCAAACCACAAACAGTTGTCATATTCTTCATCAGTAAGACCACGCTTAGATAATGTTCCATCTTTCTTTACATAAGGTGTGACTAACTTATCATCTACCAACTTAGGTTTGAAAGTATTATGTACTTCATCTTCTATCTCTTGTTTTCTTTCTCTAAGTTTTGCCAGTAGAAGTTCAGCAGAATAACTATCAAACTTAAATCCATTCTCTTCTTGCTCTTTCATCAGTCTTGCAACATCATGTTCTAGCTTTATACTATCTTTAGAAAAACCTTTAGCTTCAAACCTCAAGTTCTTGAATACCATAGTGTTTAGCTGTACATCTTTGACACAATACTTCATCATCTCTGGTGAGTAGTTTAGGTAATCTTCAAAGTCTATCTTAGGAAATCTTAACTTATAACCCCAAGCTTCTAAACTATGACCACCTTCTCTGACAGGATTGAAAAGTCTTGACAAGACAAGAGTATCTAATACTTCTATGTGTGATAGATCAACTCCTGTAAGTTTCTTTATAACTGGAATATCAAAACCAACTATGTTATGTCCTATCAATCTATCAGCACTAAGCAAAAGTTTACATCCTTCGTCAATCTGATCAGGATTAAATTTAAATATCTCTCCTGTATCAGGATTCTGACAAACGATACACCATATCTTAGTTGCTTTTAGATCATCTGTTTCTATATCAAATACTAAATCCATATTAAAATCCTTCGCTGTTATCGGTGACTTCTATATCATCATTAGAAAGCTCAGACAATCTTCCAGTTTCATTATCATAAAGCAGGTGTGAAGCTAGTCCAACATCTCCTGTGTACCGAGACTTTAACACACGAACCTTTGTTGTCTGTGACTCTTGATAATCGTCTGACTGTTGGTTACGTTCCAAAGCTAAGACACAATCAGAGAGCTGTGCAATACTCTGACTACCTCTAAGGTGAGATAGGTTTACTTCGATACCATTCTCATGTCCTTTGTTACCATCAATCCTACGCAAGTGTGATACAAGAATAAGACCTGCACCTGTTTCTTCTACTATAGATCTAAGCTTAGTCATAATAGAATCAATGGTGCGTCTTTCATCTCCTTCTGTTGACGCGCTGACAAGCATGTGCAAGTGATCTACCACCACCCATTTACAACCACATCCTACAATCATAAACCTTATCTTAGAAAAGATTTCGTCTAGCTCGTTAGCTCCAAAGTGGGCATGAACCCACACACGATTCTTGTTTTCTCCATCATAGAGTATGTCAAATAGCTTATCTAATTCTTCTTTAGAATATCTTTCTCTTATCTGATCTATATACAATCTAGAGTTAGCTTCAATAGAAAGAATACCATCAATAGTCCTTCGCCAATCTTCTTCAAGAGCAATGATACCTACGTTGTCATTTGTTTGTTTAATCAACCAATGCTCTATCTCTCTTGTAACGCTAGATTTACCTAGCCCTGTACCTCCTGTAAGGGTTATGAGTTCTCCTTGTCTCATGCCATACAGCTTCTTATTAAGACCTTCGTATGGAAAAGGTACACTTTCTTTCTTCTCTCTGTTGTGGAACTTATCTCTCTGCTCTGACACATTGATAACTCCAGATGG